TTTGAAACGCTGTCTCTTTTATGTTTTGAGTCACTCTGTAGTTAGTTACTTGAGCTTGAACATGTTCTCCAGCAGACATTGGCGAATTATTAAAGACGATACAGAATTCAGTTGTACCATGTAACCCATTATATTCAGCAGGGTCAAAAGATAAGCTAACTTTTCCAGATTTCACTAGAACTGTTAGTTCTGTTTGTATATTGCCAGAGAAAGTATTTTCATCTGTTAATATAACTCTAACNCACTGATGGGTAACTAATGTTATTGTCTATTTCGACATCAAAAGTAATGTAAACAGGTTTAGATAAATCGGGAGCAAAAGGTTTCATTACTAACCAGGAATAGGCACCATCCTCTTTTCTGTACGTAAACGTATCATTAAGAATGTCTTTGTTTGTTAGGGTTGGTGCAGCGTTAGCATCTTCAACAGTAGATAATAATGAAACTCTATTTGTACTTATTTCATTTATATTCAATCTTCTTACTTGTTTACCCAAATAATCTAAAATGGCATTTGCACTTACAGCATCGCTAGTGTTTTCATAGCTCAATACACTTTCGACAAGTTCTGCATCTTTTTTATATGTTGAGCCACTAAGCCAAGAATAGTAACCGTTTAAGGCTGTATCTGGATCATTTGCTACTTTAAAAGAAGCTCTTTGTTGTTCAGCCGTTGGCGTGTAAGCATCAAGTAACGCGTAAGTATCAAATACAATGATTCCTTCGCGTTGTCCTACCAATAACTCAGTAAACTTATCTTTAATGGCTTTTGAAATACTATCTTTAGTCACACCATTTACATTTACGGTTTCACTGTCGCCACCAGAAATAATGGCATCTAAATCATCAATTAATGCTTGAAGCTGTGTTACTAAACTAAAAAAATTACTCATCTTTATTCCTGATATGAATCTAAGGCATCACTAACGCCAGAAACAAAATCATCTGCAGTATTCGGTGATAAAACACCAGTAACAGTATTTTGTTCTGAAGGAGTGATTCGGCTCTTTATTTTTAACTTGGCCACATAAACCCAACTAGCACCTTTTGGAGTTTCATTTTCCAATGGGTGGTTAACAAATTGGGCTTGTACTAATTGAATGCCTGAAGGTGTACGCATATTGATTTCAAACCAATTAACGCCACCTTCTAAAGCATGTTCTACCCAACCTTCAAATACTGCCGCTTCAGCTGCTGTTAAACGCCAAAGCACTTGAACAAATGAAGGTACATTTTTAAATCGACGCCTTAGCCGGCTATCACCTGATTGCATATCAGTTGATACAAAGTTTTTTTGCCTTTGAATCTTCGATTTAAAATGGGGGGAAGGTAGTTCTGATGGGTATTTAATTATCATTATCTACCCTGCCTTTGTAATGCAAATTTAGACTGCATTGATTGTGATATTTCACCATCACCTTCTAAATCACTAATGAAAACATCAATAACATCTTGCCCATTTTCACTACGTTGATTAACTCTGGTACCAGGAGGCGCTTCATAAAGATTAACCACCACATTACCACCGCCTAAACGTTTTAAATTACTGTTAGAGGTTATCTGGCCACCGGCACCTGGAACAAATATTTCAGGACCACGTTCACCAACAATATAAGGTTTACCCGAGCTAACACCACCGCCTAATTCACGAAAGCCAGCAATAGCTTGTGATAAAACACCTGCCATTGATAAACCAGCCATCAAACGAATTTGAGCAGCCATACCTTGACCAGCAACAGGACCTAAACCAATAGGAGGCAATGCAAGTGCTGACATAGCAGCAACTTCACCTTGCATATAAATCTGTTTAGCTGAAAGCACTTTTTGAGCAAGAAAAGCCGTTTTTTGTAATGCGCTGCCTTCTTTAGCGTTTGATTCAATAATGCCAAGCATTTCGCTACCAACTTGGTATTTCATGCTAAGCATTTGTTTATCAAGTCGTGCTTCTGTACTGTGTTTTTGTTTGCTTACACGGTCAGATTCCGCTTTAATTCGTTCTTGTTTTCTGCGCTCTGCTTCAACCTCTCGGTTGTTTTGTTCTTCTATTCGAAGAAGACGTTCAGATTCTTGCTGGAGATAAAACTCCATTTCCTGATCTTTATATTCTTGACGCAAAGCGGCTAAATTTTCGAAGCCTAAGCGAGCTAGCTCTTGCTCTGATACATTCAATGCTTCAATGTCGGTTAAGCGTTGCTGATGATCTATTTGCAACTGCTCAGCCTCGTTAGCGTATTGAAGGTTCAAAGCCGCAAGTTTGGCCGCACCAGCTGCTTGTACTTGTTCTAACTTTTTACGGTCATCACCACCTGCTAAAGCTGAGACTGTAGGTGCCTTGTTGTCATCAGTTTTAACTTTGCCGTGTAGTTCGTCCCAACGTTGTTGAAATTCGCTTAAATCAGTTTCTAAACCAGCTAACTCTTCTTTTTTCTCAGCAAGAATTTTGCTGTTATCTGTATCACCAACTAACGCCTCCCAAAGTGTTACGCCTCCATATTTAGGGCCATTATCCACTTTGTCTTGATACTCAATAATTTCATTTTTGAGTTCAGATATTTCGTCTTTGGTATCTGCAATCGACTCTTTGAGCGTTTCTTTTCTGTCTTCAGAGAAGATTTCAGCTAAATAACGTGCACCTTCGCCTAGTTCGTCCACCCATGGCATTACCGCTTCACGCGTCCAGGCATCCCAAGCCTGACTTAAATCATCAACATCTTGCTGATAGCTTTTAAGTTTTGTTATTTCAGATTGAGTAAGTGTTGAATTTAATCCCTTAAAGCGTTCATCCATTGCTTTGAGTTTTTCACCACCATTGGCAAGTAATGGAATTAAAACACTCGCTTCATCGGCAATGCTTTCTAAGTAAAAAACCTGCTCTTGAGCACTGGTATTGGTGTCATCCATTGCCTTTTTAACAGCAATTAACGCATCTGGGCCTGACATTTTTGCAAGCTCTTGCGCAGTTAAACCAACCTGTGGCGCAATGTTTTCAAAAAAATCTTTAAACTCACCGCCACCCGTTGCTAAAAAGTCACCTAACTTATCATTGAAGTCTTTCAATATATCTGCTGACTTATCAGCGTTAATATTGTATTCCTTCGTTGCATAAGAAAATGACTGAATATCTGCAACTGTCGTGCGTGAGCGCTGAGACATGGTTTCCCATTCTCGAGCTAATTGTGCTTGAGCTCCAGCAATAGCATTAACCGTCGCAACTACTGCACCACCAACGGCAACTACTGCACCAATACCTGTTGCCATTGCCCCAAAGCCAGCAACTAAACGCCCTGACATTTGAACGACTTTGGCGCCATTACGAGAAAAGCCACTTGAGAATTGATTATTGCTGCTATTGGCCGCTTTTGCGTCTCGACCATAGCCGCGCAATAATTGCCTAGCGTCCTGAACTTCTCGCTTAAATCGAGCGGAATCAGCGTCTAATCGAACCGTTAAATCTGCGATTCTATTACCCAATTCTAATTCCTCCAGGTATCATGCTGCCAGCAGCAATCAATTCATCTTCAGTTTTTTCAACGGGCTCAGGCACCTTGTAAAAGGTATCTGGTGATAGCCATTCGTCTTTCTTTAACGTGACATTCCAAATCGACGCGCAAATACTGCCCATGCGCCAATTATCCATTTCATAACGAAAGCCTTTTTCGTAAAAATACTTCTTCCAGTCGTTAAGCTCAGAAGAAGAAATTGACGCTAACGCTTTACGCCATGAAATTTGTTGGAATTCATGAGCAAGTAACAAACAAAATTGGTGATCGGATATCGTAGTTGTGTCAGTGGTTACGTCTTTTTTTCAGACGTTTCCGGCTCTTCTTCAGCATCGTTTTGAGTTGTTAACTCGATGCCTGAAAGCTCGGCGCACTTATTGTGAATTTCACGAATAACTTCCTGCGTATAAGTTCGCTGAACCTGTTGCTGGTAGTCATTAATATTAAGGCTAAGATAATTATCTTCACCTGGTAACAAAGCTAATGCTGCCAATCGTGACTGTGCTGAAAACGCGTAACGCTTCCAAGCCAAGTTGCATTTATTAACCTGCTTAGCTGTTGGCTCTGCAGGTAATTCTTCAGGTACATCTAAATCATGCAAATACTCAAAGTATTCAACATTACCTAAACCTGATAATTCAAATACGGTAATCGATTGGCCATCAACTTCAATCACCTCTGTTTTTAGTAAAGGTGACTGAGACATTAGACTAATAGCTCCTCGGCTAATTTAGGCTTGGCGCAATTCTTAATTTTGATAGTGCGCTGCATTTTTTCATTAATCTGGATAGTTTTTCCGAAACTGTTGATGTAGCCATAAAACACATCTGAAGCGCCATTAGAGTACTTAGCTCTCCACCATGTTTTAGTGCCAGCTTCAAGGTCAGTTAATAATTGCTGTTGCTCTGCAGAGCCTGGAACCCAATCGATAGTAACTTGAGTTTCACCCGCATCTTTTTGGCCTGGAGAGGTGTCTTTCCATTCTGGGTTTTCAGCATCTAAATAATTATCTTCTTCATCGTCAACGGTAATTTCACCCGGCTGAAGGTCACGTAATTTAGCTAACTGAGTCCAGTTATCATCTAACTGAAAATCTGAAATGGTTGATATATCCGCCACATCGTCTAAACGCCAAAATGACGAGCCGGCACCTTTTTTCTCTTTTGTAGGATCTGACATTTACTCTGTCTCCAATGTAATAAGGTAAGTTAAATCTAAGGTTCCCCAAGGCTGTTCATCATCTCGGGTATAGTTAAAGCTTCGGCGGCTACAACCATCTAATAAGTTATCCGCGGTGTAATGTCGTGTAATAACGTTATTCACACGCTCGCCAAAGCCGTCTAATACTGGGTCGGTATCGTTCGTTGCTAAAACAAATACTTCAACATGCAAAACTGCTTGCCATTCTTCGCTATCAAAACCTGCATCTGTGGCTTCACCTTCATCTAGGTAAACAGCAATGGCTGGCAATTCAGAGTCTTCTTCTCCATCAGAGCCCACAGCGATGCTAACGGGTCTGCCATTGAAAAAAGTTACTTCAGGTAATTCTTGCTGAAGGTCAACAATAACCTGCTGACGAATAAGATCGTTTATGTTCATTTGCGTGTGATCACTAATCTAAGTTGATGGCTTAAAGCCCGTTTTAATTCAACCGGCATTTCTCGCTTAAGCATGGCATTTGAATGCCTTTCGAATGAGCGAGTAATTGTATGGCTTAAGGGAATTGATACGACCTTAATAGGATAAGATTTATCTGTGGTGCGCTGCATAATATGCCAGCGACCATTTTTTAATTTCTGCAAAAAGGCATTGGGGAAAATATGACGCCCAACTTTAATGGAAGTATTACCTGAGTATTTACGCTTAGCGTAACGCCCATTTTTACCTCGTCGAGCCTGACTAACTAAATACTGGCCTTTTTGTCTTCTAACTTGCGTTCTTGCTGAGCCTAGTGAAATAGCTGGGATGTTGCCACGTCGAATCTTGATATATGACGTAGGTTGTTTAGCTTTAGCTTTAGCTTTCACCAGCTTAACGCGTGGCTTCACAACTTTTTGTGGAACCTTAATTTTATGAGCAGTTTCTTTTACCGAAACTCTAACCACTTTGGCTGATACTTTATTGATAGCTTGGGCGCTTGCTCTAGGCACAGCAACCTTGCTAACAGAATTCAAATTATGAATAGCTCTGTTAATTTCTTTATCAATATAACTCATTACAATATCAGCTTGGTTATACCGTCTTCTCGTATGATTAACTTCACCGAAAACTGACGGCTATCTTTTTGACGAATAACCAAGTCACCTTTTTTTATTTTTGGCATTATGTGACGAGGCGCTTCAAATATATAAGCATTACCTTGAAAGGCATCAGAAACGTGGTGAGTATTATAGAAGTAGCCTTTAATTGGCTTACCACCAATAACAGCAATATCATTAATATCAGAGAAAAATACATTCTCTAAATCTGCTTCTAGTTGATCACGTAAATCCATACTCACCACTTACTGATTATTCTTCTTTTTTATCGTCGTCTTCATCTTCAAAGAAAGCACCAAAATCATCTTCTGGATCATCTTTATCTAATGGTTTAACTTCAAAATTAACCGCGGCTTTTTTGTCGGCTAATTTAGCTTGTTTAGCTAAAACCAATTCTTTCGCAACTTTTTTATCAACATCGATAATGGTTGGTAATTGCTCTTCTTTTTCGTTTTTACCAGTACCTGTAGTAACTACAGTGGTAGGAAAAACAGGCGTACCCATAACCATTACGCCAACTAAAATTTGTATTTTCATAGTCAAATATCCAATAACAGAAACTAAAAAGGCCAGCATAAAACTGGCCTTTACGTTGGTGAGCTAATTGCTAAACCTTTTGCCCGTAAGCAAATGCCTTAGCATGACGAACAGCAACATCTCCATCTTGGAATACACGTAACACGGTACCACCAGAAGCTGCTTTAGTTGCTTTATCAACCATAAGGTCAAGTACGCCCCACGTACCAAACATTGCTTGGCGGAAGTCACCAGCAAGAAGAGCGTTTGCTGCTAACCATTTAACCATGTGTGCTGGATAACCATTTAATTCGTTATCATTCCACAAGTAGTTTTCTGAATTAGCATTGATAGCTGTAGTTTTTAATGTGCCTTTGGTGTTGGCATTACAGGTGTATTTAAGGTCACCTGTTAGTGCATCAGCATTTTCAATCGCTGTTTCAAATGCAACCAAACCAGCATGAGATAAATCAAGCGTGTTTAAGTCAATTGCATTAACACCTGTTTGATTGATGATACCCAAAGGCTCAAAACCTGAACCAGAGCCAGCAAAAATTGCCTGGTCAATGGCTAAGCCTAAACCTTGTAACATATCGTCACGAATAAGCATGTCAGCATCTGGTGTTGATTGCTGCATTAAGCGGCGAGTAATAGGCACTGAACCAGCAACTGTTTTAGGTGACATTTGAACGACACCAAATGCAGCATCTGAATCAGTTACATCTGCACCTTCATCAATCCAGTAGAACGATGAGCCACTTAATAACTTAGGAATATCAACATTACCCACTAAGCCAGTAACAAAGCGCACACCTAACTGGGCAGCCATTGAGTTAGGGCGTAATAACTCAATAAACTTGTCGGAATGCAATTCATTGGCAACTAATGCACCACCAGCGGCTGGTGTTTTAGTGTCTTGACCACGACCCATATTGCCAAGCACTTCATAGTTAACCATGAAGCCACGCGCATCTTTACCTTGCATTTCTGCTAGTGCTACAGATACTTCACGCTCAAAACCGGCTTTTTTCCAGTTACCGCTCATATTTGCACGCATAGCATTAATTAGAGAGTAACGAGAAATTTCTTTATCCGTTAAGCCTAAATCCATTTCAGTGCCAGCTGGTTTATCTTGCTGACTACGTACTTTTTTCAGTACGTCTTTACGGAACTGATTGGCAGAAATGTTATTAGCAATAGCATCATCTGCTTCACGGCCCATATCAAATTGACGGCCTAATTGAGTGATTTCTTGGCAGCGAGAGCGTTCTGCTTGGATGTCACCTTGTGACTGAACAGGAGCTTTTTTATCGTCCTGTTTTGAACGCTGTTGTTCACCGCTACCACCGTGCTTCTCTTCGATTTTATCTTTTTTAACTTCCACTTGAATTCCTCTTAATTGAACGTTAAAAGTTTGAGTTTCTATTTCATCATTGCGCCCTAAGCCAACATCAGAATCAGCGGGAACTGCGACAGATGAAATTTCGTAGGGTTGCCATTTGGTAGCGCGGTACCAATCAACATCATTTTCATCACGCTTAACGTGAATGATTTCTAGGATTCGATAACCAACCGAAATATGTGGTCGAATACCGTCGCGCATCTCCTTAAATAATTCTTCGCCTCTCTCTGTTGTAGATAAGCGAACAATTGCTCTGCCCTTGCCGTTTTCTACCCATGCTTTTTCAACCACGCCACGTTGATCACGTAGCAAATGGTCCATTAAAAATGCACCGGCGTTATTTAGTCGAGAAAGATCACACTCACCTGATTCATGGCCAAGTATTTCCATACCAAACCAACGTTCAACAGCTGTTTCAGAAGAAAATGAAAGCTCTACTGTGCGCTCTTCTTCATTAATTTCTTCACGTTTAAAGGTAAATGTTCTGGCTTGCGCACCAATTTTTAGCTCTTTAGTCAGCTGCTCATTGGTTGCTTCTCGAGTAAATTTAGATTGAGCTCTAATCTGTTTCGTTACCTGGTTTATCTTCAGGTGCTGAGCTATTGTTTTTTTCACCTGACGGGAGGTGTTTGGTTCGTTCATGCCATTCTTCGATTTCACGGATTGTTTCCTCTGGATCATCTCCACGGTCACGAATAATTGATTGAGGAGATTTGGTTTTATTCCCAATAGCTTCACTGTTGGCTTTTTCATCCTGAAGCGGATTAACCCACTCCCAGCGGCGCCCTTGAAAACTTGGTTGGTTGATTCTTGGGTAATCTAAGATAGTTAGCTTGCCCAACGCTGAAGAAAGTAACGTCATGGTTAGCCAGTTGGAAAACACACGCTCAAGTAAGGTTTCTATCATCCATACCTGGCGTTTTTTCCAGTTGTCTCTGTCTTCTAAAACACCGTGTCTAAGGCTTGAGAAATTAACCCCTTCGAGGTCATTGGCCATTGAATTGTAATTAACATCGAAACCTGAAGAAGCACCTCGTAACGAGGTTTTAGTGTAACCTGCGGCATTACTCGCATCGCTTTTGAAATCTAAGGTTTTTACATCGTAGCCATAAGGAACACGAACACCGGCTCCTGCCTCTACATCTTCAACAAACTCTTCATCATCCTCTTCTTCATCGGGTTCAACTTCTGAATCATGAACATAAGCAAACATCTTAGAGGCGCCTACTCGGGCAGCTGTCATTTCAGCATCACGGTAGTTATAGAGATCAAGAAGCTCTAAAAGCGAAGCATGCCCCCAAGGAATGCCAATCTTTTGCCCTATTCTGAATGGGTAATAACCATAAATTATTTCGTCAGCTGGTATGCGCTGGTAACGAGTGTTGCCGTGATAATACGTTCTTTCACCTGGGTGAATGGTTAGAATATGATAAGCAACGTGACGTCCCCATTCATCTAATTCAATACCATGCCTAATGATGTTTCCGTTGTAATTATCACGGTTGTAATTAACATCTAAGTGGTCAGCTTCTAGCAGTTGTAAGGCATAACCAAATTCATTGGGGAAACCTTGAACTTCACGAACTAAAATTGCACCGTCTTGAGCCACTGTTTTTATAAACAGTCGTTTAATGTCTAACCATGAATACTGGCCTGTAACATCACAAGTGCCTTTTTTGCCCCATCGTTTAAATGCTGATTCAATTAAATCATTAGTGGGTTTATCAAGCTTGTCATCAATTTGGGCTTTATTTTGAAAGCTAAAACCATTAGGTCCAACAATGTGCGTTTCACACATTGAAAGAAAGCGAACCATATAACCGTCATCTTCACCGGCTTTTCTAGAAGCTGCTCGAATGGCAACAACATCACGGCGCAAGGTTTCATCTATCGATAAACCAAAACCTGACATTCTGGTACCAAAACTGGATTGGTTTTGAGCTTGAGCAATGGCAAAACGTTTGCCCTGGTGAGCAGTTTTAACATTACGCGTCTTTTTTACTGGCGTTTCAACTGCTGACATTATTTAAACCTTGTTTTAACAATACGAGGATTAAAGCTTGATATACCCTTAGCTTTTAACCGTTCTTTTCTGACCTTTCGAGCATAAGTTCTTCTTAGCTTTTCAAGTTCAACGATAGGGATTTTTGTCAGCTGACGACCATCAATTTGATAGGCTTCAACATCTTGAGTTATACGCCCTTCAAGCACTTGTTCTATTGCTGATAACATCTTTTCAGCATGTGAACGTAAATCAGTACCTGCAGCTAGTGCTGTAAAGTCAGGCGCTATTGATACTTGGCCACTTGTTACTAACTGCTTGTCAGTACCAAACTCTGCAATAAGTTGATAGTGATAGTCACCAGCTGCCCAGTTAGCCGTTTCATCAGCTGCTACTGAAACCGTAATTTCATTACCATTTACAGCTGCTGGTACCGTAATTTTTACAGGACCTATTAATGTGTATGAAAAACTGTAATCGGCTAATTCACTTTCAATGGATTGTGACCACTTAGCGGTGATTCCAGCTTGTAGTTTTGATGGAATCATCTTAAACGTCTTCCTCTTGCGACATAACCTGCCTTAGATGGCCGCTTAGTTCGTCTTCGTTTTTTCTTCGTTTTAGGTGCAGGCTCTGGTGTTTCTTCAACAGGCTCTGAAGTTTCATCTACTGATTCAGACTCAGTTTCATCTTCTTCAGTTTTGGATACTTTCTTGCGATCAATTCTTAGCATTCGAGCACACATATAATTCATGCCTTCACAATCGAGGTAATCATTACGCTTAGCGACTTGATCAAACTTGCCTGTTTCTTCATTGAATTCTTCAGCAACAATATGTTGACAGTACTCTTTAGTGACGTCTGAAGGTAATAACCAATCACCATGCTTGCCTCTTGGCCAATCAACTCGGCTATGAACCCAAGCTTTTGCCATTGTTGCGTCGAAGTTCCAACGCTTATCACCGTTCTTACGAACCTTACCTTTCACATTGACATCAAGCCGAACACAGGTGAACGGCTTGTTCATTCGGTCAAAACCCATTAACGCCCGGGCTTTTGCTTTGTACTTACGAACAAATGCTTGAACTTCATCTTGACGATAGCCTGAATCGACACCCATCAATTTGATTTTGTGTCCATCCCAGTTACGATCAAAGAGCTCTGCTACTTCATCCCAAACTTCTGGCTTGTCGGTATCGCCCCAAATTTCACTAGATTCAATTTTTCGACTCGACATACCAGCACGCCATGCGCGTACTACGTAATAAACACGGTTCTTTTGAACATCGACGGTGCAAATTAAATTGTCAAAACCTTCAGGAACATCACCCGTTTTGTATTCAGAGCGCAGTTCATGAACCTGCTCCCACTCTGGTGCATCACCAGCGATGGCATAAATCTCACCAAAGCCAGTGTTATAAACTGAAAGTAAGGTACTTGGATTGCCACTTTCTAACGCTTCCATCAGCTTTCTAGCTAGAAAGCCATAGCTCTTTTTAGCAGAGAAACTACAAAGACCACTTACCCAAATGCTGAAATGTGTATTGCCATCATTGGTGTTGATGTATGAATGAAATGGAACCTCAAAATCAACATCATCTTGAGTAATGAACACTGTGTTATCACTTGCCGTCCTAACCGATTGACCAGGAGCAACAGCAACACCTTTTTTATTCATGCCTTTTCGTTGTACATCTTCAATTTGACCACCGCAATGTGGGCAAACTAAACGCGCTTGCTTAACAGCTTGTGCTGGTGTGCATTCATCTTTAGTGCCTTTACCTGGCCACCAAAGTAATTCGCTACGAGGAATGAAGTATTCACCACAATCTGAATCAGGACATGGAACCGCCCATTCATGGCGAGTGCCTTTTTCCCACTGAAGCCAGATAGGGCTAGAAATTTTCTTTTTGTTAGAAACTGCCCAATGAACTAATCCCGTTTCAGGGTGTTCATAGGTATTGGCTACGCCATGTGTCGGTGTACTGGTTAAGCCTAATTTTGAATCAACGTAAGCATCACCACGCGCTTCAGCAATTTCTGCTAAATCACCTTCACCCGTTGAGTTTTCAGCAGGGCGATCTAATTCATCTACTAAGGTAATTACTGCTGAATCTGAAGCCAATTCAGTGGCTGAGCCTGCCCAAGCAAAACGTAGTGAAACACCAGCTACACGCTTTTTATGCTTTGAACTTTTCTTATCAAACTTAGTCCATAGGCTTTTTGCCTCAGTGAACATTTCAACAATTTTAGGCTCAACAACATTGTTAATGTTGGACTCAGTAGGACCAACATAAATAATCGGAGCCGGTTCATCATCAAGCCGCCAACCAATAACATTTTGCATGGTGGCTGACTTACCCATTTGGGTGCCCATAACAAACGTTATTTTTGTGAAATCCGGTGATGCAAAAGCAATACAAACCGGAATCATGTAAGGCGTTGATGTAGTATCAAACGGTCCAGGTATTGGTGAGCCTGGTGGCATAATTCTGTTCGTTGAAGCCCATTCGCCACAATGCCTAAGCGGTGGTGCTGCCACCATGCTCGCCATGTTCGCGGCGATATTCAGAAATGAATAAGTTGATTGCGTCGGCAGTGGCAACTCTGATACGTCTACACTCTGTATCGGTAATGTGCTTACACTTAGCTGGTTCATTCTCTGCCGCTACTTCTGGCGCAATTCGCGCTCCTAATCCATTGAGTTCATTCCCGAATAAGGTTGCTATGGAATAAAGAAACTGTGCTAAATCTTCCAAGTCCATCACGGAGCTTTCAGCTTTAGCTGCATCTATTTCAGCTTTTCTACGCTTAGCTGCAGTTAGTAAAATATCTTCGCCATCTTTGGTGCCTGGCTTAGGTTGACCATCTTCATCATCACCAACTTGCTTTTTGACTTCTCGATTGATTAGCCAATTAATGGCTTTTTCTGTATCGATAGAGATAGGTTTTCCTCTACCACCACCACCTTCTGTTGGCATACCTTCATCAATCAGTTTGCCAATCCACTTGGCAGACTTGCCAACAATTTCAGCAAATTCATTTCGGTTAACTAAAGCCATGATGTTCTTAGTGAGAAAGGATTAATGTTTGAATGTACTTTTGTTTAAAAGTCCTTTTGTTTGTTGGCTAGTTCTAACTAACAAATAAAAGGAATCCCTCGTTATTATTGGCTTTCAACAATAGGTCCTTTCTAAATGAGATAGGAAGAAAGGACTGATTTTCAAACCTTTTAACGTCGCAAAAGCGGCGACCCCCCGCCCCATTGGGGTTTCAGGTCTAGGGAGTACCTTTTTTTATAAAGGTGAAGGCCAAAGGCCAAGGGGGCATTAAATCCGCTATACATCACAGATTTTGACAAAACACTCAGTTGGTGCGCGGCTTCTCTCGTTAATAACTCAATGTATAAGGTTGGTATCGTTATAAGTCAGCGAGTTCGATACGACTAACATCAACACAGCCTGTGCACCTAGTTTGAATAGGGCGCCGATGCTAGAAGGCAAGGTTTACTTCGTGATTGATTTTAAATCTTGCAGTTCGGCTCGTCGCTCGTTGCCGGCACTCGAACCATAAAAGAAAGCAAACATGCCAGCTAATACTGTACCCAGCAAAAAGCCGAGGATAATATCAGCAAAGCGTTGATTGTTCTCAGGGATTACAGTGAATGTAATCATGTAGATGTATACGAATGCGAAGGCACTCCAAGCAATAGCAAAGTAATACACGAAACGCTTAGCAAACTTATCATCACTCTGCAGTGCTGCTACCTGCATCTTACGTGCATCAGCTCTATCTTTATAAGCCATTACTTCTAACTCATGTTCATTAGCTAATAATGCTTCTTCTAACTCTACCTGTTTACCTGGTGCGCGCTGTACTGCTTCTAATGCTTCAGTAGGTGAAGACGTACCTGTTACCTGTTGAGCAATAGCAACAACCTTACTAGCTACCTGCTCACCATTCTCACCACCTAACCAGCGACCAAGCTTTTTGTCTAAGCCTGTTAACTTAGCCAAACCTAAACCAATTGATATTGGATCCATTGCTAAAAACCTATGCTAATAATATTTGTGTGCCAACATGAAAACATCGATGAATATATTCTGCTGGTGTGCCTTTACCTGCTGAGCTGTTGTAGTGCTGTTTCCAGTAATTAGCTCGACCTTCTAATGAAGTAGGTATTGGTGCAGGTACAACGTAATAACGTAACCGACAGAAAATAAATGCTAACAATGGTGAATGCTCTAACTCACGATACTCAACCTTAGCCAAATCAACATCAAAATTAGCTTTTAATTTTTCATTGATAGAGTGATTAGCATATTTACCTTTAAGCCAATCAAAGGTTGGTTCGTCTTGCTGAGTAAGGCTAGTGCCCGCTGCATAATCCGTTGTATCACGAAAATCACCTAATAGGGTTTCAGCTGCAGCTGTTTCAATCAGCAAAGATAAAGCCGTGTTATTTGAACCATGCCCAATAACATCACAAACTGCAGTAGCCATAATCACAGCAACCGCTGAAGATACTAAACCGTACTTTTTCATGCTGCGTTCTGCTTCGTATTTTCAAGTAAAACCAATAATTGATCTTCAATTCGTTTCTGAGCGTCCTGAATAGGCTCCAAAGCAACATAAAACCGCTCTTCAAGCTTATCTAATTCACTTACTGTTACGAATCGTTCAGCAGCTTTCTCTCTATAATCAGAGAACTGTTCGAACAACTTGTTTTGCCTACCCCATAACGCGGCAAGCATCGCGCCAAACACCACTACTAACAACGTTAAAAACGCAATAAAAGTCTGTAAATCCACTTTAATTCACCCATAAAAAAAGCCCGCGTAATTGCGAGCTTTAAGAAATTTTAGTTTAAATGTGTATTTGTACTTTTGTTTGTTAGTGCTTTTGTTTAGGCAATAAAAAAGCCCGTCTAAGACGAGCTTCATATACAAATACCGTAGTATGGATGAAATCTTACTTTAACCGTGTCATTTGTCAATAATTAATTTTTTAAGCCTTATACCTTTTGATCAAATTCAAAAATATATACACTCGATCACTTTTCAATCAATGAGATAATAACTATGAAAAGGATATCACTCTTAGCAACTTTGCTACTTACCGCTTGTGTTTCACCTGTCGATGACATACTAAACAACCAATTCACCACCATAAAAGCAACGCCTATTAATGATGACCGAGTGGTTAATACTTGGACAGCTAGTATTGCTTCTTACCTAACGACATTAAAAATGAATGCTGATGGAACAGGTGTTTTTTGCCAGTCAGCAGGAGCATCTAATGCTATTGAAAAAGTAAAATTTACTGATGGCACATTCTACTTTCAAAATGGCGCAAAGATGACATTTGAAAGCGTAAACAATAACCAATTAACTTTATTCACTCGTTATTATGGCAATAAAAATGAAACTAATTTTATTGCTGATGGTGATTTAAAAGAGGCCTCTATTTACTGCCAAAAAGAACTAACTCAACTTTGAGTTGGTTCTTTAAATGCCTACATTGACGTAATTTGTTTTAAGTTCTTTTCAAGAGCAGCAAATAAATTGTTGATATCATTCTCTTGATCACAATCTGCATTAACACCAATTCGACTGATTAAGCCTTTTAGCTCAGAGAAGTTATTCATGACTTCTTGATGTTCTGGTTGTAAGACCCCTAGCACATCACCACGAACAAGTTGTAATTTTCCATTACCCCATCTTATACAGATTCTTCCGCACCCTGAACCTATCGCCTCAAGAGTTACGTGCTTTCCGTTAAGTTCATATTTATTACCAACAACTAGTGTGTTGAAATCCGCTAACTTGACCATGTTAAGTTCTCCAAATTCTATAAAAGTACTATTTAAAATAAAAAGAGCTGTTAACAGCCCTATTACTCTATAAAGTCTCTTTTTATTCATTACGCTAAGGTCTAGGCTTTTACGCTTTAATTTCAGTCACTTCATAATCATTGATATTGAGCCAATGATTTATATCTTTATCCAAGTTTTTAACTGCATACCATTCAGCCGATTTTAGGTGTTCGGGTAATGGTTCAAACTTATTTAAATTACTCCCTTCATCTATATAAACAAATTCAGGTTTTACCAGTA